CATTGTTGGGTTACCGGTTGTTCCTTGTTGATTCCTAGTTGGTTCCAAAGTTGTCATTTGTTGAAATGGAGAACGCACAGCAGCACCGAGGCGCCTATCGTGGGCGAGGCGGCCAACGAGGGCGGGGTGACGGACGGGGCCGTGGTCAGGCTCCGCGTGGTCGTGCCGGACCGAGGCGGGGCGATGACCGGCCCGGACGATGGCCGGTGGGCGACCCGCGCGGCCGGGCCGCAAGAAACCCCCCACGACCTCCGGCGCCCCCGGCGCCGCCCGAACGCCCCCCCCCGGACGACCAGTTCGTTGCCGAGCCTGACCCCCCGGTCGCGCTGAACATGCGCGGCGTGGTGCTCGGACACTTCACTGCCGCCGACGCGTTGGCAGTGCCACTGGTCGGGTTTCCAATGTTCGACCCGGTGTCCTACGCGACGGCTGCACCGCAGTTGAAGGTGATTGCCGAGAGCATAATCGTCGCCCAGGGCGACGGTCGTCTCGGCTTTGAGGGCGGCACCACGTACGTGTGCACCGGGATGGAGTGGGATTGGTACGTCGCCTTCGCCACCGTGGGGGCCAGCGTTCGCTTCCAGGCCGCCGAAGACGACGACGGTCAGGCCGCCGCGTTTGTAGCCGCCGTCGCCAACGGCGTGCGGCACATCGGCGGTGCCTTCAGGGACCATCCGCCGCTCGCACCGAACGCCGCCGACGTTGCAGTGCCGGGCCGGGTGCATGTGTACGCCCGCGGCCGCGCTCCCGGACCCGCTCCGACAACGCACCCCTGCTTGTTCATCATGCCGGGGCGTCGGGGGCCGCCGGCCGGCATCGGCGCTCGGGCCGACCGCCCGATCACCGGCGACAGCCACGACTTCTGGTGGCTCCTGAGCCCTCCATTGCGGGCTGAGGGAGGTGCCGCCCAGGTCGATCCCGGGCTGCCGGTCGTCAGCTGGAAGGATGTGGGCTGGGTGGCACGACGATGGGCCAAGGGCTTCACCATGTATGCGGCCGAGTCCGTGGTGGCGCGCCTGAAAGATCTCGGGTACGCCAACGTTCGCATCGCCGCGGGCGCCGGGCACAACCCGCATGGCGTCCTGGCCGCCCTGCGGCAGCTAGCCACCGTGAAGGCTCTTGCGGAGTTGGTGGCGCGACGCTGCTCGGCGGTGGACTCGGTGTACGGGTCGAAGCGGGACCTTGATCTGGTCGGCAGGCTCAACTCAGCCATCGCGCGCGACCAAGCGGCCTCACGGGCCTGCCCTGGCATCGCCCTCCGCCTGATCGGCCAGGAGGCCCACCCGCAAGACGTCGCGCGGGCCGTGCCAATGGATGGGCCCATCGGCTCACTCCCGGTGGTGCCGGCTCGTGCCGCCGGCGCCCGGGCGGGCGCGTTGTTCGTCAACATTTACTCGGCCGGACGCGAAGCGACGCTCCCGGGGTGGCTGGCGCGGTGGCTGCCAGCGGCACTGGTGCCGCACCGCGACATCCCGTTGACGCCCGACTGGCTCCTGTCGCTGCCCTATGACGTGTTTGTGTTTGTGCACCACGTGTTCGAGGGCGCTTTCGGCGACATGGATACAGCCAGCTGGGTGCGGCTGGACACCGTGGAGGGTCCGAGAGTGGTGTTCCACGCGGACGACGCAAGCCCACAGTACGGCCCGCATGACCCGCTCGACTGGCTGGCCGTGCCCGGAGCCCACGCTGGCGTGACTTCGGGTCTCGCCTGGGGTCAGGCCGCTACACTGACCGGCGACAGTGGCCGGCCGTGGATGACGGTCACCGTTGCCGAGCGCAGGGAGCTCACTCAAGTGGCACAGCTGGGCAGCCGCACGCCGCTGCCTCAGGGCACGAGCAGCCACTACCAGCCGCCTTACACGTCGGTGCTGGGCCGCGGAGCGATCGTCGACTGGCTGCCGGGCTGGTTGTTTGACCTGGCTCCGGCATGGCTGGTGGGTCGCAGGGCGCATCTGAGCCGCGGCCACGTGTACGACTTGAATCTCTTCATGTCGAACCAGCGCCGGACGGCTTGGACTTACGTGGCGGTGCTCGGCGAGGCGCGCCGGCTGGTGCAGGGCGACCCGGTGATGCGACGCATCGCACTCCGTAACCCCGGCCGGTTCGAGGCCTATGTCGAGGATTTGGCAAACCACTGTTTTGCCGCGAGGGCCGCTGAGCGCGCCGGCGCCGTGTGGTGGATGCGGTGGTGGCACGCGGACCATTTCGCGAACTACAACCACTCCGCCGCCAAGGTTGACTCGGCACCGTGGATCAACTGGTGGCCACTGGCCGCGACGGCGGCCGCCGGGCTGGCGTTGTGGTGGCCCAGGCTGGACGCCGCACGCGGCGACGTGTGCAGTGGCGCGATCACCGAGGGCCTGCGGCGCGTGGGTGGTTGGGCAAAGCGCCACTGGCGGTGGCTGGTGGCGGGAGCAGGCGTTGTGGCCGTCGGGTGGGCTTGCTCGCGGGCGGAACTGCCCAGCCTCGACTCACCGTGGTGGGCGCAAGCGGCGGTGCCCATCCAGTACGCGCCACGCCAGTGGCTCGGCAGCGCGCTCGACGCCGCCAGGTACTTGGGCGCGGTGCTCATTTCCGAGGCGAACGTGCGCACCGCGGCAGCCGGAGACGCGGTGCTGGGGGCCGTGGACCCGGAGACGGCCGAGGCGGTCCGGCCGGCGCTGCTCGCCGGAGTGACGGCGGTCGGTTTGGCGGCGCAGGCGGTAGCCGGCCCACTGCTGGAGGACGAGCAGCGAGGCCAGAACGCCGTCCGGGCCGTCGGACCGGCACTGCAGGCGTTTGGCGCGTTCGGCGGGATGACCAACGTCCTGGCCGCGTGCACACTCACGCCGGCGCTGGAGGAAGGCATCAGGCGCATCTTCCCGGCCGCGTGGGGCGGACTGCTGTTTGGCGGGTTCGAGCTGCTGCTGAAGGTGCCGAGTCTCGCTCGGTTGCCCGGGCAAGGGGCATCGCTCACCCTCGGCCTTGCCGGAGCACTGTCAACGGTCGCCATGCACCATGCGACTCGGCAGATGTCCTACGGCCGAGCTTTCCGCACCCACGCGGTGTGGAACGCGTTGTCGGTGGCCGCTACGGTGGCGGGCGCGTACTTCCCGCGCTTCGCGGAAAGGATTGGCGCGACGGCTTTGGGGCTGCAAGCGGCCGCGCTGTGCACGGTGGGCGCCACGATCGGAAGCGGGTCCGCATGGGCCGCTTTCGTGCTGGCGACCCAGCGGCACGGCATGGACGCGCGGGAGCTCCGCACCGTTTGGCCCGAGATCAGCCGCTATTCGGAGACGGAGGCGGTTGTGCCAGCGGTGAACGAGTTGGTGCCCGATGCCGTCCCTCCTCTGGACCCAGCCGTGCACGTGGAGGGCCGGATCCTGCCGGTGGGGCACCTGACTGAACGGCCCGGCTACTTCGTGGCGCTTGCCCACAACGCTCCGTTGTTCCGGCCGGGGACGTCACCGAGCTGCCACCTGGCAGTGGCCCAGCTGCGGCTCCTGCGAGCGCCACCCGAGCCCGTGGCGGTGCAGGCCGCGGGCTACGCCGGGCGGGTGGCGACGGCGTTGCGTGGCCTCACGCTGGTGCGCGAGTGGACCACGCCGCTGCTCAGCGAGGAAGCGTCGCTGGCTTGGCGGGCGCACCTGCTGGACAGCTCAAACCCGAACGCCAGGAGGCATATCGCCAACACAGAGCTTCTGGTGGAAGGGCCGCTGGCAGAGGACCATGGCGGCTTCCGGCACATCGCAGTGAACGTGAAGACTGACGAGGTGCTACTGAAGCCGTCGAGGGGGCAGCTGAAGCCACGGCCAATTGAGGCGCTCGCGCCGATCGCCGCCACTGCCACCGGACCGGCGGTGTACGAGCTGTACCAAAGGATGAAGGTGGTCTTCGCCCCAAGCTTGGAGCGCCAGCCGGACAGCCACACCCGTGAAGGCGTGCCGCTGTGGGTGGTGTGCGGCAGCGGATGCCTGGTGAGCGATTTCGACCGGGTGGCCGACCAGTTCATGACGCTGGGCGAGGCGTGCGTGGTGTGGGTCGCCGGGGACGACATGCTCGTCTGGGCCGTGTTGGGCGGCGAGCTCATCGTTCTCGAGGGCGATTTGAGCCAGTGCGATCACAGTGTGCGCGCCCCCGCGCTTGAAATGGAGCTCCAGGTGTTCCGTTTGCTCGGCATGGACGCAGGCACGGAAGGCCAGCTTCGCAAGCTGTACGCGGCCCGGCGGCACGTCATGCGCCGCGACGAGGCGGTGGGTCAGATGACTATCACCTACTCAACGATGCGACGCGTGACGGGCGCGGCAACCACCACGGCGGGCAACACGGCGGTGGTGGCTGAGCAGGCCGTGCACACGCTCGCCACGCTGGGGGTGACGGCCGCCCCGGCCAACATCACCGCGCACTGGCGCGCAAGCGGCTACGACCTCAAGCTGAGGGCACAGCGAGGGCCGGTGAGCGGTCTGGGGGCGGGCCTATGGCTGGGGTCGTTCCTGAAGGGTCTGTTCCATTTGGGGACGGACGGCCGCTACCACTGGGCGCCGCTGACCAGCCGTCTGCTGAAGGCCGGAAAGTTCCTCATCCGCCAGACGCCGATCGACCGGATGTACGCCGGGCCGGGGGAGCGGCTGAGTCTCACGGAGGTCGCCGAACGGCATCTGGAAGCGACTGCCGTTGGCCTGCTGGCGTTCTCCCTCGATCCGGTGTTGAAGGGCTTCGCGCAGAAGTGGGCGGGTCGTCCGCGCGCCCGACGCTCGCACGAGTTGGCTCCCCGGACGAAGAGCGAGACCTGGAAGCCAACGCCGGACGGCGCCTCGGAGTTGGACGAGGACGCTGCTTACCGCCAGTTGGCCTGGTGGTACGGCATTGACGAGGCGGAGCTGCGAGCGTTCGCCGAGCATGTCGCGGCGATGCCGGTCTTCAGCTTCAGCACCCACCCGGCGTGGCTGAAGCTGGCCGAGCGCGACTACTGGTAGTCGCCCCAGGCAGGGGATGGGTTAACAAAGCGGACCTTAAGTCGTGGTCCGTTCCCCGCGTGAACCCTCACGCTTGTGCAGAGAGGCCAAGCGACGTTGCGCAGTGACAGCGCGGAATCCGGTTTAATTACCGTAGCAGATGTTGTTAGTTGTTTGCGATTGTTGTGAATTTGTTGTTGTTCTCCCCCCCCTCGACCATGTCCACCAAGCAGGGCTCAGCCAAGCAGGCACGCCAGACCCGTCGCCAGCGGAAGAACGTGCAGTCGAAGAAGGAAGTGAAGGCGCTGGTGAAGGCGGTGGAAGCACTCCCGCCACGCGGAGAGAAAGCGTACGCCCGTCGCGATACCAAGGATCTGCCGCTGCCTCGCGCGCGCGCAACCGTCAAGGCGGACGCTCCTTACGTCCGTGACTTAATGCACGCGATCTTGTCGCCCAAGACCGCCCCGGGCGACGTCCGCTTGGCCGACGTGTACGACACCGAGCCCACTGCGGTGCTCAATCCGTTCTCGGTAGGTGACGTGCCGTTTGCCAAGACCGACACCGTGCCCGATCCGGCGTACGTCGGCCTCATCCCTGCGCAGGAAGCGTTCGTGGTGAGCGCACCGTCGGCACTGCAGAATCTGATTATGTACGATCCGAATCCTGGGAAGGCGTCGTCCGTGTACAACTACGTCTTTTCGGCGCCTGCGGTTGCCCCGAGTGCGACCCTTGTGTCGCTGAAGGGCACCGGCAGCGAGGCACCCCTGCCGGTGGCCTACCTGGCGTATTCGACCGGGCAGAAGTGGCACGGGCAGATCTTGGCCACCAGCGTGCACGGCGAAGGAACCGACAAGTTCGTGTGGCTGGGTCAAGGCGACCAGATCGGTTTCCGCGCCACCTTTGGATCGGCGGGCACGATGGATCTGGTGCTTCATCAATGGCTGGACGGGAGTCTGACCACCATTCAGGATCTTCCTTTGGTGGCCTCCGGACCCGGCCCGGTGAACATCTCAACGACCATCAACTGGCCGGGTTGGTACACGGTGACGTACAACTACACGTCGAACTATTCCGTGACCTCGTTCAACGGCGCCGTGACCTACAACAACTTGGCAGGTCACATGTGCTTCCGCATGGCACAATCACTGGACACGATCCTCCCTTCGTTCACGGATTTCCGCATGTTGGGCCAGTCGTTCCTGGCGACGAACGTCGCGCCTGAGATCCAGCGCGGCGGCACGATCGCTCAATGCCAGCTTGGCATGGGTGACATGTGGTGGAACTATTTGCCGGACGGCGTGGTCACACCAGGCACGTTCAGCACGTTCAGCCCGTTCGCGAAGGTTGGATCACTGCGGACGGCCGACGCCCAGCGTGACGCAGCGAAAGGCAGCTACGTGTGGCGCAAGCCAGCTACGTTGCTGTGGTCAGCCTACCAGGATGAGTTCAGCGTGCAGGACGACGTGTTGATGGACACTCATGTCCAGCTGGTGCCCAAGACGGGCGCTTTCATTGTGTGGACGGCTTCAGTGTCGGCGGCCGACGCCGGCTTGGCCCAGCAGTTCCGCTACACGACCGCATCCTACATGGAGGCCAAGACCACGGATGTCAGCCGGCCGCAGGCCGTTTCTGCCGGCGCGCCAATCGCCGTCATCGACGTGCAGTCCGTGCTGAGGATCACCAGTCAGTATTCGGAGAACCCGCTGCACGTGGCCGCCATCATAGAGGCCATCCGGCGAGGCGTCAGTACGGTGGCTGGCATGATCGCTTCGGGCGCGCCGGCCGTTGCGGCCGCCGTGAGCAAGATCGGCGAGGTCGCCGGCGCCGTCAAGGGCGTTCTGGGGTAGACGTTGCCTCGGGGGGGGTGTGCCGCACCGCGTCCATTCGCGCACGCAGGTTTCGCCAACTGCTGTAGCCGCGAGGACGAGTGTGGCACCGCGAAAGGGCTCGCAACCGATCGCCGGGTTGGCAACCCGGGCCGGCCGAGGAGCTCGTGTCGCACATGCGGGAGGACGACAGGGGGCGAGTTGGAAATAGGTGGCGCACAGACCACCCCCCTGAACGAAAAACTCGCGGCTCGCTACCGGAGCGTGTCACGATGAAATCCGTGGTTCTGTGGCCACGGTGCCCGCGGACCGATCGCCAGGTTCGCTTAGCAATTTTCCTG